TGAGATTCGATCTACTGCAACAGTATACCTTACCTCTACAGCAAAGGCTCATTTTGGCACTACTGATTATTTTCAAACAGTTGATGGTAATCTTCCAAATTTTAATATATCTTAATAAATTAATTTAAGCAATCCATCGCGTACAAAATAATTTTCTCTTGATCTGTCAACTTTTGAAACAGTAGATTTTCACTCATATTAATATTAAAAATACGATTTATATTATTTTTACAAACTAATAATATGTTATCACTAATTTTAACATCACATAAAATAGCACCATTTGTTAATTTAATATTATTTTCGGGATTTTTAATATTAATCCAGCGAATATAACAACCGATATGGAGCTCTTGTAATTCTTCAACATATCTATAATTTTTTAATTTTTTTGTTAATTCACTATTATATTTTTTTGTAATTGGTAATTCTGATAATATATTTTGTTTAGTTGTCTTAATTATATCACTAGTCAAGTTATTTATAGATTCATTATTGTCATTGTTTAATGACTTATTTAAAAAAATTAAATCATTATCATCCATTATATATTTATAATATAATTAACTTTTATATAATAATAAAAAATTAACTAGTATATATTATTAAATATTTTGTTATTATATTTATATATACAAATATCATCTGACAATACAACAAAAAATATGCATAATTTAAATTTATGATGTCCTCCGAGCTAAATTGCATAATTTATCTATTTTCAATTCTCTATTTTATAAAATGAAATTGGACATGAAAAATGTCCGATTTTGAAAAGTGAAATGAAGAATTGAAAAAAAAATGCAATAATGTGGTTTACACTGGAATGGTCTAAATTGAAATATAAGATAAAATATTTTGTTATTGTAAAAAAATACAAATATTTTTTATATTTTATAAAAATATTTAGGAACTAAATAATGTACCATATTATAGGTACATCATGGTACAAAATGATACAATAGAAAGTTCTAATATATATAAATGTAAAACATGTGACTATGAAACGTCACGTCATAGTCAATTTTCTAGACATTTATTATCTCGAAAACATAAAATGAATGTAAATGGTACAAATAATGTTCCAAAAAATGAATGGTCATGCGAATGTGGTAAACGATATAGATATTCACAGGGATTATCAAGGCATAAAAAAACATGTAATTTAAATATTATTCAGGAACCAAACTTGAACAAAAATGTTCCAAAAATATCAAGTGAATTAATTGTAAAATTAATAACTGAAAATGAAGAAATGAAAAAAATAATGCTAAAAGAAAATCTGGAAATGAAGAGAGAAAATCAAGAGTTAAGAAAACAAATAACTGTTATGATACCTTTAATCGGAAACACTAATAATATAAATAATACTAGTATAAAGCAAAAATTTAATATAAACTTTTTCTTGAATGAAAAATGTAAAGATGCCTTAACAATGAATGAATTTATTGATAAAATAGATATCTCTATGAAAAACTTATTAGTAACAACGAATGAAGGTTTGGGTAATGGATTAACAAATATAATAATGGATAATATGAATAAACTTTCTTTATATGAAAGGCCAATACATTGTACTGATAAGAAGAGAGAAACTATATATATAAAAAATGATAGCTGGGAAAAAGATGAAGATAATAAACAAATAAATAATATGATAAATAAAGTTGAAAATAAACAAATACGAAATATTAACAAATGGATAGAAGCAAATCCAAAATATATGGAAAATGAAATATTAAAGAGAGAATTTATAAAATTAACAACAAATTGTGCAAGTTCAATTGATAATTGCAAAGATAAAATAGTAAAAAATGTATGTGATAAAGTTTATATTAATAAAGACGAAATATGATTATATAATATTATACTATTATGATCAAATATAAAATTATGGTGTCCTCCGAGCTAAATTGCATAACTTGCATATTTTCAATTCTCTATTTTATAAAATGAAATTGGACATGAAAAATGTCCGATTTTGAAAAGTAAAATGAAGAATTGAAGAAAAAAATCATCGATTTGGATTTAGACTATAATGGTCTAAACGCAAAAATAATAAATTATATGTTATTACTGAATAATAAATAATAATATATTAATAAATGAAAATCAATTTAGACATTTTTTTGATCAGTATTATATATGAAAAATGACTGATGTAAAAAATGCAAAAAATGCAAAAAAATTTTATTGTGAAAAGTGTGGTTTTGTATCGAGTAATAAATATAATATAGAAAAACATTTATCAACAGATAAACATAATAGACTTATCAATACTGATGAAAAAAATGCAAAAAAAAATTTTGTTTGTAATTGTGGTAAAAGTTATAAACATAGTCAAAGTTTATACAATCATAAGAAGAAATGCAGTTATATACATTTAACGGCATGTAATTATGGTAAAAATAATAACAAAATTAATAATGACGAAAGTAGTGATAATTATATTATGAATCACATGGTTGAAACTGATGGAGATGTAGATTTTAAGAAATTATTTATAAAAATAATAAGTGAAAATCATGAAATGAAGGAAATATTTATAAAACAACATAGTGAAATTATTAATGAGAATAAAGAATTAAGAAATACAATTAATGAATTAATTCCAAAAGTTGGAAATAATAATACAACAATAAATAATACAAAAAATAAATTTAATATAAATATTTTCCTAAATGAAAAATGCAGAGAAGCATTATCAATAGATCAATTTATAGAAAATATAGAGATATCTCTGAATAATTTATTAACTACGAAGGATAAAGGTTTAACCGAGGGTTTAACTAAAATATTTATAGAAAATATGAGTAAATTATCATTATATGAACGACCAATGCACTGTACAGATAAGAAGAGGGAAACCATGTATATTAAAACTGACGGTGGAAACGGTGGAATCCCTAGATGGGAAAAAGATGAAGATAATAAAGAAATAAACCAAGCATTAAGAAAAGTATCACATAAACAAATACAAAATATTAAACAATGGACTGATAGATATCCAAATTATATGACTAATGATAGATTACAAGAAGAATATATGAAAGTAGCATTAAAGTGTACGAGTGATATTAAAGAAGATAAAGTTTTAAAAAAAATATGTGATAATGTTTATTTAACAGATGAAGATAAAAAATAAGTATTTTATAAAATATTAATAATACGCACTATTAATATTTTCATATTTTCACATTTTCATATTTTCACATTTTCACATTTTCACATTTTCACATTTTCATATTTTCACATTTTCATATTTTCATATTTTCACATTTTCATATTTTTTGTAATTTTTTTTTAGTTTTTTTATTAGAAATAAGACGTGGTTTTTTTTTACATGTAAATTTATATAATTTAAGTTTTTTATTTTTAATAATCGAATTAGAACATATTGCTATCGCTCTAGATTCATTTTTATTTTTCTTTGAGAATGCATCTATTTTTTTTATACATCTACATAATTTATTAACTAAAATTTCTTCGGCTTTTTTTTGTATCTCTTTATTGCTCATTCTCGGTGTTATAGGTATATTATAATAATCTAATATAGCTAGATAATCATTATTAGTGAGATTCATATTTATATACGATATATATATGAAAATATAAAATAATTTTACAGAAATAATAATACAATAAGTAATAATTATTGTAAAAAAAAACTTCTATATAATAAATATGGTGCATGATGAAAAAAAAATAGTAGTATTTGATTTGGATGAAACACTAGGCTATTTTGTAGAATTGGGTATATTTTGTGACGCCATCGAAAATTATTTACAACGAGATATTACCAATTCAGAATTTAATAAAATAATGGACTTATTTCCTGAATTTATGAGACCAAATATAATACAAATTCTTGATTATCTAAAATTAAAAAAGCATACAGGAATATGTGACAAAATAATGATATATACAAATAATCAAGGTCCAAAGTCGTGGAGTCAAAAAATAAAACTATATTATGAGACAAAGGTAAATTGTAATTTATTTGATCAAATAATTTCAGCATTTAAAGTACATGGTAAAAGAGTTGAATTATGTAGAACATCTAAAGATAAAACATACGCTGATTTATTATCTTGTACAAGATTACCTTCAAATACCAAAATATGTTTTTTAGACGATCAATATCATCCAGAAATGGAGCACAATAATGTAATATACATTAATATTAAACCATATATACATTCTTTATCATACAAAGAAATGTCGGAAAGATATTATCTAAAAAATAAAGACAGTATTCTTGATAATATTGATCAGTTTAATAATAAAATAATAAATTACATGAATTTATATAACTATAAAGTAGAAAGTAAATCAGAAAAAGAAATAAATATTGATAAAATTATAAGTAAACAAATTATATTTTATTTAAAAGAATTTTTCAAATCCCAAAAATTAAAAACCAAAACTAGAAAACGTAAGGGAAAAATAAATAACAAAACTTATAAACTTATCGATTAGAAATTGTTTATATTAAATATTTCTTCAATATATTTAGTTAATGAAGTTGTTAAAAGTAATAAAATACCTGATGTAAAGGCTAATTTTCTGTCAAATAAAAAATTTTGTTTATTATATGTTGGTTCAATAAATGGGTTAAATCTAATTATTAGAATAATTGCAATATATATTTTTAAAAAATTACGCAGGTAAAATATTTTTTCAGGAGCAATTACAGTTAGTCCAGCGATAGCTACGATGTAAACAACTAATGATATGGTTGCTAGATATGTATATATATTTTGATGCCATTTTTGTTCAGTAAATTTTATAATATCATTTAACATATAATATATATATATATTATAATATATGTTACAAGATAAGAAATATAATGTTAAAAAAGATACTTTTGATGAAGATCGCACTATTATAACTGAAAAAACATTTGAAAATGAAAAAAAAATAGTATATTATAAACAATTGTTTGGATTAATATTATATTTTGTATTTTTTATTGTATTTATACCACATTTATTGATTAAAAATGAGTTATGGTATATATTAACCGCATATGTACCTAATTTAGATATGTTAGCAACAATTATAGGATATAAAGGTGGTCCATATGATATATGGAAATATTTATATAATCCTGCCACATCAACCATTTATGGGTTTTTTAGCGCAACACTCATAAATTATTTTGCATTATTAGGAGTAACATATATAGTAGCATTTAATACGTATATTAAGCGAAATATTACATCTGGTTGGTCGTTGGCCTTTTTTATGCTTGCAATAACATATTTATTACCAGGAAATTTATTAGTTGTAATAATGAATAAAATGGGTTCTATGGTAGAATCTTTTATATATAATAAGTTATTATCTTGGTTTTTTGTAGTATTAATTGGTATTTTAGCTGCAATCATAATAATTATTATTGAAAGTAAATTAATAGAAAGATATAATCCTACCATATCAAATTATATTATCTATGTCGCGAATAAATATAAGATAAAATTTTTTTAATAAATTATTAATGAACGTGCACTAGAATCAGTGGCATTAATATATTTTGGCATCCAAAAATATGGAATAATATATCCTAAATTGGGATAAAATTTTTCAAATATTTCTCGATAATACATTTGTTCTAATGTAATAGGATTATTATGTTCATATGATTTTTTTTTAATAGTGCAGTCTTGTACTTTTTCACTAATAATTTTATACCAAGACTTGTTTAAACTACTTACACCATCACTAAAAGCTTCTTTACGTCTCCATAAAATCTCGTTCGGTAAAAGATTTCTATTATCAAAAGCTTTGCGAAACAAATATTTTTCTTGTATTTTATTTGTATCAAATCTGATTTGTGATGAAATTGATAAATAATAATTTACCCACTTTCTATCTAAAAATGGAGTTCTAGGTTCAAGTCCATTTGTAGAAATTGATCTATCACTACGTAAGACATCAAAACTATGTATATCTGTTAATAAACGTCTACATTCTTTATCAAACTCTAAATGATTCGGTGCATGATTCATGTATAAATATCCACCCATTAATTCATCACTACCATCACCATTAAATATAACTTTTGCATCAGAATTTAGGGATATATACTTACCAATTAGATAATTGCCAACGCTAGCTCTAACAGTTGTTGTATCATAACTTTCAATCATATTAATAACTTCTGGAATAGCATCAAAGAAATCTTTTTCTGATACAATAATCTCTGTATGTTTTGTACCTAAAAATTCTGATACTTTTTTTGCATATTTTAAATCTTCTGAACCATCAAGACCAATACTATATGTTTCTAATTGTTTATTGTAATATTTTGATACTATTGATGTTACAATACTACTGTCTAGTCCACCAGATAAAAGACAGGCAATAGGTCGCTCGGTTGTTTCGATTCTTTTTTTAACAGCTTCAGTAAACATGGTATATATACCATTATATATGTCATTTTCTGAAGTATAAATTAATTTTGATAACGGAAGAGTATTATAAATGTTCTTTTCTTTTAAATACCATTTTTTTTCTAGAGATAAATTAAATTTTATATATGAACCAGGTTGCACTGGTTTAATATTTACAACTCCAACATTTAGCATATCGAGTTTTTTTTTCATATTCGACAATTGTTTAATTTCCGATGCGAATGCTATAATATGTGAATTTAACCATCCGTAAATGTATTCCTTAACAATTTCATCATCATTCGACAATATATATAATGGTCTAACTCCAAATGGATCTCTCGATACATAAATATTATTTAAATTGCTATCATATAAAATAAATGCAAATACACCATCTAGAATATTTAATGTATATTCAATACCATATAATTTATATGCATGAATTATAATTTCACAGTCTGAATGTGTATATGGGTTAATATTCATATCCGAAAATAATTCTTTATAATTGTAAATTTCGCCATTACAAATTAATGTAATACCATCAATAGTTATAGGTTGATTGGATTCTGAATCTAGACCATTAATTGATAATCTATGAAAACCTAAAATTAAAGATTCGGTTTTTTTAATTAAAGTAGAATTATCCGGACCGCGATGTTTTCCTTTATTAAAATTTGCCTCAATATCACCATTTTCACTATTATATTTATTTAGTAACGCAAAAATTCCACACATATATTAATTTATATAATAATAATAATATAAAATCTTTATATTAATTATTATAACTGTATAAATATATATGTATATGCAGACAACTAATACAAATAATTTGTGCGATTTAGAGAGAACTGAAGAATTAAATAACAGAATATTTAATAGAAATACACCATTTGTATCACTGCAACCAGTTTTTGATATTAAATCACAATCAACAAAGTATGTAAAGTTACCAATTATTGATAATAATAATGATAATACTAATAATAATATCAACGATATTTTTTCTGGAAATAAAAACAGATGGACTGAATATTCGTCGAATGTTAATAAAGAATCTTGTTTAAGAAATCAAATTTATCCTTTAAATAATTCAACTGTATCACACTATGTACCTGATAGTAAAAGTGACTTATATAATAATACTATTAATAATAATCATCATGAGAATCAACCATTCAAAGATTTATTTACTCAACAAACATTCAATAGTTTTAATCCTAATGTTGCAAATTTAGGGCAAAATATTTTAAATAATCATACTAGACAACAATTAAAAGATTTATAAATTTTATAAATTTTATATATTCAATACAGTGTAATATATAAAATTAAATAATATATTGTATTAATGACTTCTAGTGAAAAATATGTTTCAGATGTTACTTTAGAATATTTATTAAACCCTACTTTATTTCAACAAATATATAAAAATAAAGAAACAATAACCGAGAATGAGAGTGACGTGCGTTTTTATAGGAAACGTATTTTACAAAGTGTAAAAGAATTATGTAAGTTTGAAAACCGAGAGTGTTTTAATAGTAGTATAACGAATGCATTTAATGATTTTACATCAGTACTTATTTATCATTATAAATCAATTGATTCAAAAGATATATTACAAAGTGAATATTGTGATAATCTTAATGATAATTCTAATGATGATACTAATGATGATATAGAAAAATCCCAGAATACTAATCTCGAGAATGGTAATCTCGAGAATGATAATACAAATGATTCCCAAATAAAACAAATTATACAAAAATCAAATGAAATGATGATTAAAGAAAAAAAAACTGTAAATAATTTAGATAGTTTTGTTAAAAAAATAAATACCAACGAAATTAAAGAAACATTTCCAAAAAAACGCGCAACTAATTTGAAAGCTCAAGAATTGAGATATAAAGGTTTGAAAAAGAAAAATGTCGATAATATATAAGTATATATGGGAAAAAAACATGCAACACATAAAAGAAAAAAAAATAATAAAAATAAAAAAAAATTGGACACTCGAAAAAGAAGATCTAAACAGAAAAAAACATTTAAAAAATTAAATTGCAGTGCTGGTAGGAATATGAATGATTATACTTGTTATACTAAAACAGCACTTGAACAAATTAAATCGCAATGGAATAAACGACACCCAGAATCTATAATTGATACAAATAATTCTAAAGAGATATGGTATCAACTAAAAGAAAAACTAAACTCTGTATGTGACACAGAAAGATGTTGGATTAAACAAAAATTTATGGAGAATAATTTAGATAATGAACTATTACATTATACACATGCTCCAGAATCCCCAAAAATTTGGGATATAAATCCAAATGAATGGTTAAATAGTAATGATATTAATAAAGTTATGAAACAATATGAGATGGAATATAAAAATTATGAGTTTATAGGCCCTAGTCCTATAGATTTTGATAAAAAGTTATTATATGGTGAATGTGTGTGGAATGAATTATGTAACCTAAATATAGCAAATTTAATTAAAAAAGGTAAGACAAAAATAGGTATAATTTTTAATACAGATCCACATAATAAAGGTGGTGCACATTGGATAAGTCTATTTATTGATATTCCAAGACAATTTATTTTTTATTTTGATAGCAATGGAGACAATATGCCTAGTCAAGTAAAAATTTTAACTGATAGAATTATTAAACAAGGAATCCCTTTAAACATAGATTTTGATCTATATTATAATGTTAAAGAACATCAATATTCAAATACTGAATGTGGAATGTATTGTTTATATTTTTTAAACCAAATGATAACTACAAATAAATCACCACAAGAATTTAACAAAAATAGAATTCCAGATGAACATGTTGAACAATTAAGAAAAATATATTTTAATGGATAAAATATTATTATAATAATATAAAAATATAAATTGTATTATTATAAATGGGAGATAATTTTACAAGTAATGATAATAAAGCTATGCTTTGGCAATTTTTGTTTGAAGAAGGCGCATTTAATGATATATCAGATACCTATATTTCTCATATAAAAAAAAATTTCGATGATGCAATAGTTGAAATTAATAATAAACATAAAAATAATATTAATTTAACACAAAAAAATAAAAAACTAATAAGCGAAATGGTGGCGATTTTAGGAATGTATAAAAAAAAACCAGAAAATATAATGAAACCATTGGAAGAGTTAAAAATCGACCTGGATACTGATTTAAAAAATAAAAATGAAGAATTTTTACAATTAATTAAAAGACCCAATCCAAAAGAAATTGATTTCAGTGATAAAAATGATGAACCTATGGATTCAAATAGTATTAATAATATGTTAAATAAAATGATGGAAACTCGGCAAAAAGAATTAAATCAAATATCTATTACAGAAATGAATAAAGAATCAACAAGTAATATTGATAGTAAATCCAGTGAAACCAGTGAAATCAGTGAAGTCAGTGAAATTAATGATAACGTAAGTTCAGTAGAAAAAAAAACATCTATAAAAGATGAAATAAAAAACTATATTACAGATGATAAACGTGTAAGTTTTAATTTTGAAGAAATACATCCAATAACAAATGATGTATCTATTAGCAATAAAGAAATTTTAGATTATTTAAAAATTCTTGTAAATAATCAAAATAAAATATTGTTAATTCTTGAAAATAATATACTTTCTACAACTGTCCCATAACTGAAGTTGGACTACCATGTATTTGATGGTGTTGTTGGAGTAATAATCTTCTTTGTTGTTCAGCTTCAATTCGTCGTCTTTCTTCTTCTTGCTGTCTTTCATATTCAATATTTGGGTCAAAATCAGATGGGTTAAAATCAGATGATCCAACTCCACCTTTATTATTTCTTGTTTTTCTTGATTTTCTTGATTTTCTTGATTTTCTTAATTTTCTTGATTTTCTTGATTTTCTTGATTTTCTTGATTTTCCTGATTTTCTTGATTTTCTTGATTTTCCACCTTTTTTTCTTGATTTTCCACCTTTTTTTCTAGATAAAAAACTATTTATTTCCTCTATTCGGGCAGCATATTTATAACTTTCTGCTTTAAGTTTATTAATAAGTTTTTGATTGTTATCCATTTTACTTAATAAACTAATTCTTTCTTTATTTAAACGGTTTAATCGTTTATTAACGTCATAAGTTGGTGCGCTAGGTAAATTTAATGGTACATCTGGAAAAACCGGTGTATTAGATGAAATTAATGTTTTATTATATGAACTCATATATAATAAAACTATATTATATTTATATCTACTTATGAATTTTTCTAAATTTATATTTTCCATCTACAATCTCAAGCATCCCAACTAATTGAGGATTCTTTCGTTTATAACTATCTAAATCATAAACTTCTCCGGTTTTTTCATTTAACGCATATTTAATACCTGCTAATTTTACTTCTTTAGCCTTCCATTCTATTTTAACCTTATTTATATCAGCAACAACATCATATTCCTCATCAGCAATCGATGGGTTATATGAAAATTTATTAGGATTAGAACCAGAAAATGTGAAACATTGTAATTTTTCTTTACCACCAAATTTAGTGTGAATAGCACAATCAATGGATGCTTCTTTTATAGCAATTAATATTTCTCTATTAATATCTTCTTTTATAGTTGATATTTCGTAAAGTGCTTCATCACTAGTTAATGGTGTAGCACTATCTATTTTACTTTTATCTTTTAATCTTAACTCTATTGATCGATCACTAGTTAATTGTTCTTGAGAGAACGTCATTAAATATAAAAATACCTCTACAGTTTGTAATATTGCTGGTAAATTTTTATGACTACAAATACGTCTAGCTCTACCAATTACTTGTTGGATTCTAACAGGATGCCAATATGGTTCTGTAATATGGACATATCTAACATTTTCTAACGATATACCTTCTGCTCCAGAAGCAGTAATCATAATTACCTTAACTATTTCACCATTATAATTATTTTTTGACATACTTTCTAATTGTTCACGAAGAGAAATGGGAATAAATTCCCAATTACTATTAAATATATTTCGAATAATTTCTTTTTCTTCGGGAGTTTCAGTACCAGTATACAATACAAATTTAGGTTTATCGATATCATCAGGTTTTATATCAATATACCATTTATCTGTCTTTTTTAATTTGAATTCTGCAAATCCGTTAGCTTTTAATACTAACGATAAAATACCAACACCTTCAAGAGTTCTGAACTGACTATAAATTAAATGTAATCCCGGATGTTTATCATCTTGTATATTTTCTAATATATTTAAAAATTTTGGACTATAAGTTTCCAATGCTTCTGGTGTTAAAAATTGATCTTTTCGAAGCTCGAGTTCTTTCAATGATTCTTGTATCCGTTCATCATATTTTATATCAATATTTTTTTCATCATCTTTTTCATCATCATTTATTTCTTGACCTTCATACGCATCTAATAAATCTTCATCAGCATTATCATCTAATATAATATTGGATATATCTTTACCATCTTTTGGTAATGGTCTAATAATCTCTTTTGGAAATACAAAATTACAGAATGCTCTTGAAAATATACGATATGTAGACGCTGATTCTTCATATAAATCATTACCCTGATTCTTTTTTCGTTTTTTAGCATTATTAGTTTCTATTTTCCGTTCTTGCACTCTAGCTTGTTCATATATTGCAAATTGAAAGTCACTCATTTCAATATGTTTCACATGAAAATCCTTACTTTTTTCATAATTAGGAAGAAGCGCGTCAATATCTGGAAAATATGATGTAAGTCCAAGAATTCTTCGTTTAAATAAATTAATATTTTTCACATTGCTTTTATCAATAAAATAATCACCAAACGAATCTAAAGTGTCAGGTAACGCCTTATATGTCTCAACCCTTATAGAATTTGGTATAATAGTAATATTATTTAGATTTAATACTTTTGTAAGTTCAGTAATTAATATATCATCACTAATATTACCCTGATCATTTATATTTACACCATCATAGTTGTCTGAATCTTGGGAGTAATTATTTAAAAATCCAAATGGATTACGTGTTATTTCCAACGTTGTAGATGTTGGTTTATATTTAATGACATCTAATACATTTTTTAATATGGAATGTTTTTTAAAGATATTAATTAATGTGTCTTGAGATACTTTTTTACCTTCATTTATAGATAATTTTAAGTACCAGGTTTTAATTCTACCACGTAATATATTAAATAGTATCCCAATTTCATTGGGATAGTTAATAATTGGTGTTCCTGTTAATAATACAATACGACAATTTTCAGCTGACATTAAATATTCGTATAATTTCATCGATAAAGAATCTGGTTTCTTAATTTTATTAACAATTCTACTGACAAAGTTATGGGCTTCATCAATAATAATAACTTTATCTGAAAATGGATTGATGGTTCCATCTAGCGATAATTGGTTTAGATGTGATGAACGAAGACCATTATAATTAATAAATTTATATTTAATACGAATCATCTCATTTAATTGGGTATCTAAACTTATTTTTTCTACATTAGATAATTTATCAAAGTTTGAAGATTTTTTTATATTGACTAACCACGCACCACCCTGTTTATCTATAAATTCTAATGGAAGTGACATAGATAATGACAAAGTTTCTTTTAAATCAGGAAGTATATTAGTGTCAATAAATTCCCAATACTGATTTTTTCTATAAATAGTATCCCCACATTTTTTTAATTCTTCAATATAGTTTACTCTCAATGATGCTGGAGTCATTACAACTATTTGTTTGTCGCTTTTTAATCCTTCCGCAATTGCTATAGATGAACAGGTTTTTCCAGATCCTAATCCATGATATAATAACAAACCTCTATATGGTGTATAGAGGTTAATGTAATCTCTAACAATTTTCTGATGAGTTAATAAGTTAAATGCCCCCTTTTTTGATGAATCGCAACTAATAACCCCCTCATCTTTTGATAATTCTTCTTTATACGGAGCAAATAATGATGAAATAAAAGAAATAAATATTTCTCTATTATTCATGTAATAAGAAGATGCTTTCAATAAAATTTTATCTTCTTTTTTTGGTAAACGGGTTTTAATATCTTGTATATCTAATAATGATAATGGACCCGTAATTATAGTTTCTCCAGGGCGAATAGTTTTTCGTTCGTGTTTAGTCTTAATTGTTTCTTGAGGAATAATAAGTTTTAATTTTTTTGGTAATTTTTTTTTAATTTTAATTGTGACTTCCGGTTTTTTTATATCAATATTTTCTACAATAATTGGTGTAGCAGTTTTTTCCTTTACTTCAATTGGTTTTTTTGGAATTAGTGTTTCCGTATCAAGAACATCTTTTAAATTGTCAAGTATGGCCTTTCTATCAAGCTGATTTGTTTTAGTTAAATCTTTAATTTTAGTTTTTAAGATTATATCTTTTTTTTCTTCAGGTTGTTTAATAATAACGTCTATATTAGGTCTAATTTCAGCCTTTGGTTTAATTTTTAATTTATCTAATAATTCTTTTGACATATTATTATTATATATATTAAAAATATTTAATAACAAACATTTATATTTTATTATATAAAATAAATATAAATGATATTTATTAGAAATATCACATATATTTTGATCCCTAATATTATTCGTAAAAAAACAAAAGATTTAAATATAGTTAAATATTCTAAAGATAATATTACTTTTAATAATTCTCGTATACTAATTAAAAAAAATACATTTCAAAAAAAATATGAAATGGTTGAAAGTCATTCAACTAAACCATATACAGTCTTTAAAATTCCTAAATAAAAATTGATATACTTTTTAAATATTAATATATGTTAAAAAAATATATTAATATTAATATATTATTAATATTGATATTGATATGAGTATTAATAAATCAATACAATTGGGATTATGTTGTATAAATACAACATTGAGAGCTCAAAAACCTCCAATATATCCATCTAGAAGTGTTATTATAAAAACTATAAAAGAAAACGGAATTGAATGTTTAAAAACTAAAATATTATATAATCTACAAGATATATTATTAATGATGGATTGGAATGAGAAAAATGGTATAAAAGTGTTTAGACTTTCAAGTGATATGTTCCCCCATAAATCTAATTCAAAAATTGATTCTTATTCATTTGATTTTGCAAAAGATTTATTAAAACAAATTGGAGATAAATCTAAAAAATATAATCAAAGAATTACATTTCATCCAGGACAATATAATGTTATTGGTAGTCCAAATAAAGAAGCTTTTCAACATACTATTGACGATTTATCATATCACGCAGAAGTTTTGGATCTAATGGAGTTGGGTTGTGATTCGGTTATTGTAATACATGGTGGTGGTATATATAATGATAAAAATCTTACTAAAGAACGCTGGTGCGAACAATACAAAATGCTTCCAGAAATAGTAAAAAATCGCATAGTATTAGAAAATTGTGAGAAATGTTTCTCTATTGTAGATTGTCTTGAAATATCTGAAAAAATTAATATTCCGGTTGTATTTGATACCCACCATTATGAATGTTATAAAATATTACATAAAAATGAATCATTTCAAGAACCATCTCATTATATACCAAAAATATTAGAAACTTGGCATAAGCGCGGAATAAAACCAAAATTTCATGTTAGCGAACAAGGATCTGGAAAATGTGGACATCATAGCGATTTTATTGAAGTAATACCAGAATATCTTTTAGAAATACCGGACAAATTTAAGATAGCAATAGATATTATGATCGAAGCAAAATTAAAAGAACAAGCCATATTCAAATTATATGAAAAATATAAGTTTTTAAATTGTAAAATTGGTGAAGAAAAAATTGTTTTAAAAAATCCACCATGTATGGCTTGGGTTAATGCTCATGTAAAAGACTGTGAATGCTGTGTAAAATCTACCCAAAAGAAAAAAAACCTAAAAATAGTTTCATCATTTTAAATTTTCAGATATATTTTATTATTACATTATTTCAGATTTTTGTTTATTGTTTACAGAAATTTTTTTAATTGCTTCATCACACGCAATCTGTTCAGCTTTCTTTTTAATTTTATGTAAACCTTTTGCTAGAAAAATCAAAATCTTATTATCATTTCGTAAATATTCCTGAATAGCATCTAAACTATTAAATTCTTCAAATTTTTTAGCATCATTAATATTGATACTATGTATTGACTGTCCTAAACAAATATAAACACCCATCTCATATCCGGTTTCCATATCATGATTGATTTCAAGATATTCTGGTGTAATTTTAAATTCTTTTTGAACAATAACTTGCAGCTGATTTTTATAATTATCATCTGTGCTGATTAATTTGGTCCAATCTACATGTTTTTCAAAAATACTTTCTATGAAAATTTGACACATTTGAAATCCTGGACCAGTAACAAAAACATTTTCAAACCATTTATCATCATCTTTAATATCGATTTTATTAACATCTAAAAATAATGCTCCTAAAAATGCTTCGAATAAACACCCTAATTTTTTTAAATTAGTTCTAGTGTTTTTTTCTTCTGCATGTTTAGAAATAATATACCATTTATGTATTTTCATTTCATATGCTAATCTTCCAATATGTTCATTTTTTACTAGAGCAATTTTTTTTTCAGTCATGAACCCTTCATCTGCTTTAGGAAAACGTCGATATAAATAATATTTAGTAATACATTCAAGAACACCATCTCCAATAAATTCTAATCTTTCATTCGATTTTGTTTTTAATGATAAACAATTATATGGTTTATCAGCGATTTTAATATCAGAATTAACATTTTCAATCATAGGCCTCTTTACATAAGAACGATGTATAAATGCTCTTTTAAATAACTCAATATTGTAAATCTCATAGTTTACACCATACATTTTGAGAATAGATTGAACATTATTCAATGTAATCTCAATATTATTTGCATTATATGGGTTAAAAATTAGCTCATCGTTAATTCTAGTAATATCATCATCCGTAATTTTATTTTCGCTTTCCATGTGATATATATTATATATTATATATTATATAATATATATTTTTATATGTTTATATCATTTAATTTAATCATATAAAGCGTTATCATCATAAAATAATCTGTAAAATATATTATATTATATTATATCATAATGCGATTCTTTAGAAAGAAAGAAACATCTAATAACCCTCTTATTGAGTTGGTTAATGATCTAAATGACAAATCTTCTACAGTATCTGCATTATCTAAAGGACTTGGCGTTAGTTCTGAAATAACAAAAAAATCATTTTTATTATCATTAAGAACTATACCACATTTATTAGATAGTGCAATACTAATAACCTTAACTGCTATGATAACTAGATATTTTATGTTAATTAAACTTTTCAACTAAACAATGTAAAAATATTTTTATAATTTTATTTATATTATTATAAAAATATGATTTCTATTAAATGTCCATTGTATGGAATTATATATATAACAAAACGTATGAATACTATAATTAATACACCAGAATTTAAGCGATTACATAACTTACGCCAATTAGGTATAACATATTTGGAATTTCCTTCAGCAAACCATACTAGATATGAACATAGTATTGGGGTTAGTCATTTAACACAATTATTAATGACATCATTAAAAAAACATCATCTGGAACTAAATATAACCGAAAATATGATCGAATTGACACAAATTGCCGGGCTAATTCATGATATTGGTCACGGACCATTCAGCCATTTATATGATGACCATTTTTCTAAAGGTATTTTTCATGAAGAAAGGGGTATTATATTATTTAAAAATATGGTATCAAAATATAATTTAAATTTTAATAGCGACGAAATCGAATATATAATTAATTGTATTAATCCAGTAGATTCCAATATTTATGATTATAAATTTCAAATTGTAGCTAATAAAATGTCAGCAATTGATGTTGATAAAATAGATTATATTCAGAGAGATAGTTATCATTTAGGTTTTGGTATAAATGAAAAATACCAAGAATTATTAGATTCTTGTAGAGTTGTTAACTATAATAATAATTTGGTTTTAGGATGGTCAAATGATATTGAAGACAAAATATTATCATTATTTATTACTAGATATAGACTACATAAAAATATTTACTGTCATCGTAATGTTAAATCATATGAAATATATTTAAAACAAATATTAAAAAAAATTTTTGAAATAGATATACCTTGGATTAATCTAACTGATAATATAATAACACAATCTTGGAATAATGAAATAATTGAATTGAAAAATAGAATTGATAGTGGTCAAATTTATAATATGGTTAAAGAAGTTGTATTATACAATATCACACCAAAAGAAGAGGTTGATTTACAAAATGAACTAAAAGAATATATAACAATTCTAAAAAATAAAAATCAAAATAAACATAATGTACTTCTCATTAAATATACTATAGGCTTTGGTATTAAAGATACTTTAAAAAAAATTGTCTTTTTTGATAATTATATGAGATCTATATCTGATCCGCAAAAAATAACCGGGTTTTGTAGAGAGAAATATGATACATTTATTGCACCATTAATGAATGATGAAACCATTTATAGAGTATATTGCGAATACTAATTTTTATGTGACATTGATAAATATATATTATTTTTTATTAATTTAAATATAATATATAAATTATTAATAGTTATAATATGAAAATTATTATTGATAACCGTGAACCGATTGAATTAAAAACTATTATTGAATCTAGATCTTCCAATGTTGAATTACGTAATTTAGAATTGGGAGATATTATATTTAAAGATAATGATAATAATGATATTATCATTTTTGAGAGAAAGTCTTTGAATGATCTAGTCTCTAGTATTAAAGACGGTAGATATAGTGAACAATCATTTCGATTAAATCAAAGTCAATTACCAAATCATAATATTATTTATATTATAGAAGGTGATCTACAAAAATATTCTTTAAAAATATCAGAGCCGGTATTAAAATCAATTTATTCAGCTATGTTTTCATTATCATATGTAAAAGGTTTCTCTCTATTCAGAACTATCAATATTATCGAGACCGCTGAATTAATTGTAAGATTTTCTGAAAAAATTATTAAAGATAAATCTATTAAGTCCTACTATTTAGCACCTATTATTCCAAATAATACTATTCCAAATACTAGTAATTTTTCAGATAATTTAGAAGTAACAGATAATTCTGATGTTTTATTAAATAATTATTCTAGTACTATAAGAACATCAAAAAAATCAAATATTACGAAAGATAATATAGGTGAAATTATGTTAGCTCAAATACCTAATGTAAGTATTACTGTAGCTGCTCATATAATGAAAGAATACATAAATATAGATAATTTAATATCTAATTTAAAAAACAATAATACATGTTTAGATACTATAAAAATTCCTGGAAAACAAGGAAGTAGAAAAATTAACAAAAATACCGTACAAAATATAAAAGATTTTTTATTAGTATCTTAATATATATATATATATGAATCAAGACGAAATATATAAATTTTTTGGATTATTTGTAATAATAATGTGTTTTGTTTATATTTTAGCCAGAGCATTTAATTATCAATCACAAATTTTAGAAGGATTGACAAATCCATCTTCAAAAAATAATAAAAAAGATGTATATGCCAATTTAGATAAATTAGTAAAAGTTAGAAATGATAAATTGGAAGATTCTTTACTATTAGATAAATATAAAGTACAGTTTGAAGACACAATTATTGAATTAGACAAAAATACGGATTTAAAATTATTACAATTAATTGCTCTTTATGGTGAAGCTGTAGATACAAATAATGAAAAGGAAATGACAAATTTGATATCTGTAATAAATCAAACAGCTTCATTAAAAACTGCACTACAACACGGTATGGATTATTTAGACAAAAAATGATAAAATATATATTATGAGATAGTATAATATATATTATGAATCTAATCGACATATAATGATACTTCATTACCTTTATAATATCCTTGTTTTATTAAATTACGAGTATATTTATCACCTCCCCAATTATTATCCATTGGATTCGCACTAATACCAGTTTTATCGTTAAACATTTTATCTAATGGGGTGTCTAATCCGATATATTGATCATGTGAATCAAAACCCGGAACTTGATTCTCGTTATATGGTGGATCATTACGATTAGCATCTAGTAATAATGATTGTTGTGCTAAAACTCTAGGAGCTTTTGGTTTACTTTCTTCTAAACCCCCTTGTAAATCTGTTGGAGATGGTCTAGCCTTGTATACAGCATTTCCTTGTGCGTCATAAGAATGTCTTAAAAATAATACTGGACATCTTATTCCTTGGCTGCGTTGCCATTTTGTGAATTCAGTATATTCATTTAAGTCGTTGAATTTTAGTGGATTAACTCCAGGAACAGGTGCTAGATGCGAATTATATAAGAAAATATATTTATCCTTTTGTATTAACACATTTGGGCATCTATACTTATCATTATTTTTATTATTCATGGAGAAACGTTCAACTATATTTAAAGGTTTATTGATACACATAAATATTAATCCTAGAGTAAAAATAACAAAAATCAACGTTATATTTTTCATATATATTTATAGATATATAAATTAATATTTATTTTTAGTTTTTTATAAATATTAATATAATATATATTACATGAATTTTCCTATAATTACAAAAAGTAATTCTAGTATGTTTAATAAAGATATAAAAAATTGTCCATCTATAGTGTTTATTTTAGCTGAATGGTGTGGTCATTGTAAAACTTTAAAACCTCATATAAATAACATCAAAAAAGAATTACATAATAACAGCACTAAAGCAAATATTATTACAGTAGACAGTGAAGCGTTGCCAGATATTTCTTCACATCATACTAATAATATTGAAGGATTTCCAGAAATATTTTTTATAGATGAAAATGATAATAAACACGATTATGACCGGGGTACACGTGAATATTCAGATTTAAAAAACTTTATTATTGAAAAATTAAAACTACAACAGATGGGCGGGACAAAAAGAAAAATAAAAACAAAAAAACACAAGAATAAAAATAAAAAAAATAAACGTAAAACAATGAAATCAAAATATAAAATCAAAAAAACTAGAGTCAAAAGATTAAGATTTAAAAATAAATCAAAGAAACATCGACCAATATAAGATTACAAGAATATAAGATTATAATTTTATATATATATAAAATTGATTTTTATATATAAATATACTATTAAATATATAAAATATATTTATACTATTAATATGTCATCCGAAAAAGAAGATGAATTAAAAGAACTGATTGATAAAGTCACATTAAATGCCGAACCAGAAATAGATCAACCTGATATTATTGATCGTGAATATATTAATTCCAAAAAAACTTGTTTATTTCATGGAGATTGTCTAGATATTATGAAACGTATAAATTCTAATTCAATTGATTTAATATTATGCGATTTACCATATGGTGTTACGAAAAATAAATGGGATATAATTATTCCTTTTGATAGATTATGGGCTGAATATAATAGAATAATTAAAGATAATGGAGCGATCATATTATTTGGTAGTCAACCATTTACAACTTTACTTATATCAAGTAATATGAAATATTTTAGATACAGTCTTGTATGGGAAAAAAATAAATTTAGTGATTTCTTAAATTCAAAACGAAAACCTATGAAAACCAATGAGGATATATGTATATTTTATAAGAAACAACCTACATACAATATTCAATATTGGTATAGTACACCATATGAACGATGGAATAGTCAATCTGCTGTAGATAAACAGACTAATTACGGAAGCCATAAAAAAAACGTAGCTAAAAGCGATGGTAAAAGACTTCCTACAACAGTATTAAAATTTAATAGAGTTGAAAGACCGAAACACCCAACACAAAAACCGGTAGATTTACTAGAATGGTTAATAAAATCATATACAAATGAAAACGAAAATGTATTGGATAATTGTATGGGAATTGGTAGTACTGGAATAGCGGCAAAAAATTTGAGTAGAAATTTTGTAGGAATCGAATTAGATGAAAATTATTATAAACAAGCTGTCGAATTTATTCAATCATAAGAGATTTGATAAATAATATATCTTTTGAAATTAACTCAATATTCACATTGTCACTATAACAATTATCGCAAGTACCAAACCATTTATTTTTGGGTAACCGATCACTATTTGTCAATGTAGTATACGCTATTTTTTTTTCCATCTCATCAGCAATTATGGCTTTTCGTGTATCCAAATCTTCCATTTTCTTTTCTTGGAATTTTTTATATGTTGTGAAACTATGAATAATTAATTTGGGAACAATTATGGATTTTTTTTGGTAGTTATTAATTGTTTTTGCAAAACCAGTCAGCGCGCGCTCTAAAAAGCAAGAATCCAAATAATGACCTTTGTCTTCTTCTAGAGCAACTAATTTATTTTTCCATGTAATAGCCCAATCGACATCAAATAGCGAGTCATATTTATCTT